TTGTTAGCGTCAACAACACAAAGATGACGTTTACCTTTGCCAATGGCAACGAGATAATAACCACCGGTCTTGATGATGCTGAGAAGATAAAGTCCATCCACGGCATTACCGGAATGTGGCTTGAGGAGGCCAGCGAGCTTGAGGAGTCCGACATAGCACAGTTGAACTTAAGGATGCGTGGTCACTCCGACTCCTACAAGCAGATTATCTTTACCTTTAACCCCATCTCACAAGACCATTGGCTCAAGAGGAAGTTCTTCGACGAGGCCAACGAGAATGTGTTTACCTTATGGTCAAACTACAAGCACAACTTATTCTTGGACGACGAGTACATCAAGATCCTTGAGACGGAGTACGAGTATGATGTCAACCTTTACAGAATCTATGTCCTGGGGCAGTGGGGAAAGATAAAGACCAACGCTGAGTTCTATTCTGCGTTCACCCATGAAAATAATGTAAAAAGCATCTCCCACAATAAGGACTTGATAATACACATGAGTTGGGATTTTAATATCAACCCTTACTTGCCGATCAGCTTGTGGCATCTGTGGACTGGAGATGACGGTGTTTACAACGTGGGGTGCTTTGAGGAGATATTCATGGAGAACCCACGCAACAATACCGAGGAGGCTTGCAAGGAGTTTATTGAGCGGTATCCAGAGTCAGACTTGGGGATATTTATTTATGGTGATGCCTCTGGGCGTGTCAAGAGTACAGCGTCGAAGGTTCATAACTACGACATCATTGAGGGGGAGTTGAAGAAGTACATGCGTAATTGGAGTATGAGAGTGCCGAGGCGCAATCCATTTTTAAAGGGTGGCAAGCGTAGGGACTTTGTGAACAAGTGTCTTGCTGGTGGGTACGAAGATATTAGGGTGTTTATTGATCCTTCGTGTGAGAAGATGATAGCTGACTTTGAGAATGTCTATGAGGAGATGGGTGGCAACAAGGCGAAGCAGACCAAGAAGAACAAGGCCGGTGTCGTTTACGAGCCGTATGGTCACTTTTCTGATACCTTTGATTATATGATGTGTGCCGCTTTTGAAGAAAAATACAAGAATTTTGGAAGAAAGTTAACTTAAAGCATATGATATGGAATATTTGAATATTACAATGGAAGATTTGATGTCGTTGTTGGATGAACAAAAAGAGACTGTTGCGAGGTACATTACAAGGAATCTTAGTTGTTATCATTGGCGTAATTTAGAGCAAGGTGATAAGGTTGATAGTGATAGGGCAAGATCCGAGTTAATTTCGGAGGTGAGGTCGTCTGGATATCCAGATGATTTTAATATATTGCGGAAATATTTAAAAATATAAGACTAAGTGTGATTTGTTATGTTGAATAATTCACTTTTTAGTAGTCAGACATGTTTATGGTCAACACCACAACACCTTTTTGATGAACTAAACGAGGAGTTTGGGTTTAATCTTGATGTATGTGCTTTACCAGAGAATGCTAAGTGTGATAGTTTTTACACACCAAGTGACGACGGGTTATTGCAGAATTGGGATGGTGTATGTTGGTGTAATCCACCGTATAACGATAAGATTAATGATTGGTTGTTGAAAGCAAGAAGGGAGGTTTATAATGGGTGTACTGTTGTTTTTTTATTGCCATCAAGGACTGATGTTAAGTGGTTTCATAATAATGTACTTGGGGTTGCAGACGAAATTAGATTTATAAAAGGTAGGCTAAAATTTGGTGGATCGGAAAACTCAGCACCATTCCCAAGCATGGTTGTTATATTTAAAAGCAAGAAAATATGAAGGTTGTATGGAAATATCACGGTTCTGGTGGGGAATACAAATATTGGTCTTTAAGGATTGATATGTATGGTGATTATTACCCATTTTACGCTGGAGTTAGGATGAAACGTTCTAAACTCTCTTGTGGGTGTGGCGAATCTGTGTCTAATGCGTGTATCGATTGGGTGGACAAATTTACATCACATTCAATATTGTCATATTTTTTTAAAATAATCAACAAAATACTTGACTTTTAACAAAAAACAATATATATTTGTAAAATGCCATTTAAACAAGGAGAAAAGAAGAAGGGTGGACGCAAGCCTGGTTCTGTAAACAAAACCACAGAAAGGGCGAAGGCTATTGTTTCCTTCCTTATGGAAAAATATGACGACAAGAGGGTGGAGGCCATGCTGAGTGGTCTGAAGCCAAAAGAGGAGGCTGACCTAATAGTTAGGCTTCTTGACTTTTCGATACCAAAGTATGCAAGAGTGGAAAATACAAGCAAGCTACAACCGAATGTAACAATCAATTTCTTGGCTGCCTCCCCAGAGAGGATTGCCGAGCAAAATCCAATAGACATAACTGAGCATGAAGAAATTTGATACCGATTCCGCTTTTGCACTACTTGTAGACGTTGTAAAAAACAATCTACGACACAGAGATTATGAGCGTGTGACACACATGGCTTCCAACCTGACCAGGCTAATAACTGGCGAGGACATGCAGCCACTAATGAGAAGGTTTGACCGAAGGGAGAGCAAATCACAGTTCAAACAAAGGTGTGAGATCACTCAACATATAACATCCACCGTCTGCCAGAATTTGATGAAGCCGGCCTACAAGATACCACGTTCAAATGGTGTCCGTAGGGTGCTGATGTATTCAGAGGACGCAGAGAACAAGAGATTAAAAGAGTTTGAGGCCATACTTGGCAAGTTCTGGGGAACGAAGTCGCTTGACGACTATATGGGCGAGCGGTGGATTGAACTGACCTACTCAGACCCCAACTCATTCATTGTATATGAGTGGGATGCTTTCGATGGCAACACAGAGAGGGCGCAGCCGTACCCATTTGAGGTGTCGGCACACGAAGCCATCTACTACAAATATAATAACAACATCCTTCAGTATATCGTTGTGATGAACGAGTTTGAGAAGGGTGCTGGTGGGATACCGGAGAAGGTACAGGAGAGCGCAGACGGAAAGAATGTCACCAAGAGGTATACAATATATTATGCTGGTGGCTCTGTGACCTTAGACGAACTTGACACGAAAGAGGTTGATGCGTTAATGCCCAAACCACAAGAGCAAGTGGTGGTAGAGATAAATGGTCTGAAGTATTATTCCTTAAATGACAAGGTATATCTTTTGGGTACTTACGATAGCGGTCTTGACTTTATTCCCGTTGTACGTGTCGGCTTTAGGCATGATATCGGCTCTAGGGGTAGGACATGTATTTCTCCCATCAATGAGGCTGTGCCAATACTGATGAAAACTATCAAGGCCAACTCTGAGCTTGATCTCACGATGGCACTGCATGCGCATCCGCAAAGACTTCAATACCTACAAGAGTGTACTGCCGACAAATGCAATGGTGGTCGCTTGCCAGATGGTGCTGTCTGTGGTACTTGTAAGGGTACGGGCATGAAGGAGACACCCACCACGGCACAAGAGTCCATTGACTTAAAGATGCCGAGGGATAAGGAGGACATGGTTGCTCTTGACAACATAGTGAGGTATTTAGCCCCACCCGTTGACCTAGTGACATTTCAAGATAACTACATTAAGTCTCTTACTGCACAATGCAAGGAGGCCATCTATAATTCTGAGATATTTTCCCGTCAGCAGATCGCTGAGACGGCTACCGGAAAGAACATAGACCTTCAAAACGTATATGATTCATTATATACGATGGCTAGGGCGTTCTCCGCCACATGGGAATACTCTGTTAACTCCATCTCCAAGATAACAGATATGGACGATAAGCTGGTGTCTGCGTACATCTTCAGCCGTGACTTTAAGATGAAGTCGTTGAATGATCTGTATAACGACTTAAAGGTTGTTGCTGATTCCAAAGCACCGTCGTTCATCAAGCAAGGTATTTATGACGACATTGCCCGTATCATCTATACGGACGACCCGGTTCAGTATGACAAGTACCGCACAAAGGAATACTTCTTCCCGTACACAGGAAAGAGTGAGGAGGAGATTATGTCTATTACGGCTACGCTTCCACCGACAAACTTTGAGAGGGTGTTGTGGGAGTCCTACGGGTGGATATTTAGCGACATTGAGCGTAGGTACACCGAGAGGGGTGAGAACTTCTACGAACTGTCAAGAAGCCGTCAGTGGACGCAAGTTGAAAAAGAGATAAATAAGGTTATAAAGGATAGGGAGGCAAATTTGCCGAACTTTAAGCAAGAGATAAGTGGCGATTGATGAATTTATAGGCAAGGTAGAACGTGAGGGCGACAAGCTTGACCGTGATCTTTACGATGAGATAATGGCTATCGTTATTGGTCTAATCACCGTTGATGGTCGTGTTGTTCGCAATGCAAAGAATATACGCCTTATCAACAAGGTGGACGGTGGCTTTGGTGCTTTCGACAGTGGCTTTCAGCAGCCGTTTCTTAATAAGATAAAGGGCGAACTTGCCTCTTTAAACAAATACTACATAGACTATTTTGAGGGTATCGGTGTTGACACTAAAGCCTTGCGAGGGTTTAAGACTCTGCTTGGGAATATGAACAGCTACCTTGATTCGGTGTCTTTGTTAGAACCCGTCAAGCAAGAGGTAAAGCAGTTTCTATTAAACGCCATTTCAAGCCACAGAAGCATGGGTTCTATACGTTCCGGGCTAAGAGATATCCTGGGCTTAAAAGAACGTGCAGGGGCTTTAAATCGCTACTACAACACATTTTTATATGACAGCATAGCTCAGTTCGACAGAATAGTGTCTAATGCCTTTGCAGAGCAGAATGATTTGAATTATTTTATATACAAAGGTGGGCTGATTACTGATTCAAGAGAATTTTGTATTAGAAGGGATGGCGAAATCTTTCATCGTAGCGAGGCAAGTGCGTGGAAGAACGATATGACGTTACCTGGTTACCCTAACGTGGCAGATTATGACCCGTTGGTGGAGCTTGGAAGGTGGAATTGCCGTCATTATTTACTATGGATAACAGACGAGGAAGCAAAAAATGGGACTAACAAGTGAGCAGCTAGAGCAGATTAAGATAGTACGTGACTTTATGAGCAACAGAGAGCCGACAGATTTGTACGACGGCACTCTCACGATGGCAAAGAGGTTGGCTGATGAGTTCACGGAGCAGACCGGTATAATAGCCATGGTCATACGGAAGCAGAATAAATATGATTGGGTGAGCGAGTATTACTTCGACACCTACACTTATAACGGCAAGATATATCACAAGACGGAGGTGAGCTATGAGTAATCCATTCTTTTCAGTAATTATGCCTTCCTATTTGGGGAAGTATAAACACGCAGCAGCTAATCGTGAGCATAAATTAGTTCGAGCCATAAACTCCGTTCTGGAGCAAGAGGACTTTGAACTTATCCTTATCGCTGACGACTGCCAAGACACGATAGACATAGTGAAGGAGAACTTCGGTGGCAACAAGGACATAAGGATGTTTCGTGCGCCACACAGAGAGATCCGTGGCA